CCGTTGGCGATGAATTATTGTTTGTAGCCATTTCCTTTATTGATATTTACAGTTGTAAAGGAATGGCTTTTGTCAATATCAAACAGTTGAAACTTTGGGTTTTACAGCGAAATATGGCGCTTTCATGCCTTGTGTTGGATGGAATTGACAGGATTCCTTGTCGAAAAAGACCATTACAGAGCATTCTTCGCCTTCGCCGAATCGCTGTTTATCTACTACTATCTGCCCATCCGGCTGGTCCATCCACTTGACCAACTGCTCGGTCTTTGCGATTGGGTCCATATCGGTTGCTGCCTGAATCTCATCCATCTTCTTCTTCTTCATCTTATTGCGCCATACAATGATTACATTGAATGCAGCGTTACAGATATCGGAAGAACCGGCTACGTCCGACTTAGTTGGAACCGAGTACTCGTTTCCGTTAGAGGTCTTGCGGGAGTGGGCGACGAGGATGATGTGGGCACCTGTGTTATTACAGAACGTCGTGAGCTTATCTACGAAGTCACGGGCACCGGCGTAGTCCTCGCCCGAAAGACCGCACTTAAAGAGCGAGTCGATTACGAACACGTCGATTCCGTGGCGTTTACGGGCATATTCCATAGCGTGCATCAGGCGGGTGACGTTCACCGTTCCGATGCAGTCCAAGAAGAACATGGAGTCGTTGATCCAGGAAATGCATCCCTCTACCTCTTCCTTGACGGAGTGCTTCTTGCCTAGGGCGCAGCGGGTCATGTTGTAGAGCGTCATTCCGGGCTTAATCTCAAGAGAGGCGTCCATGATCTTTTGGTTGTTAGCCAAAAGGTGGATCATCAGTTGATTGAGCACGGCGGTCTTTCCATGGCCGGAGAAGCCAGATAGGATCGTGAGCTCTCCCTTACGCACCCGCCAAGGCAGTCCCGGCGTCCAAGGTGTCTCGACTCCGCGAAGGGATGGGTCGGTGTTGTAGTAATCCATCACCTCGGATTTGAAGTCTTCCGGGCGCTTGATTTCATCCAACTCGATCCCCTTTGCGTCAGCGAGGCACTTGTCCATGTTCTCACGGAGCATACCGGACACTAGGCACTCATTGGCGTCCTTCTTTGGAAGGGTGACAATAAGGCAGCGGTGAAGGCCGAGGCGCTTGCAGATTTCTTGGGCGCAGGCGCGACCGGGCTCATCCATGTCGGTAGAGATGTAGATTTTCTCAAAGCGAGCAAGCCACTCCCAATCTACGTCGCACCACTCGAAGTCGGAGACTCCGTTGGGGAGAGATACAGCTGGGATTCTCCATGAGTTCCATGAGAGCGCGTCGATCTCTCCCTCACAGATAACGAGCTCGGAATCGTCATCGGTAATCAGGTTCTTGCCGTACAAGCAGCGCTTGGTCCCCTTTGTGGTCCAAGTATCCTTCTTTCCATCTGGACGCTCAAGGCGGAGGAACTTGCGGTGGGCGACGATCCACTTCTTGGACTCTTCATCAAAGTCCGCGAAGTTGAACACGATAGCCTTGCCGTCCTCGGTCTCCCCTACCTTTGCGGCAGCGACTACGGTTGGGTCGATGCGACGCTCGCTAACTAGGTAATCCATCGCGTCGGTATTGGGCTCGGTTGCGCGAACGCCATTAGCATGGGGCTTGGCGTAGGTCTTGGCCTTGTGGCGCTTTACGCCGAAGTTGTCATCGCGGACGCCGAGCCAATCCTTGGCCTCTTTGATAGCGTTGGAGAACGACACCTTGCGGACCTTGGACCATAGCCAGAGCGGGGTAGCGCCCTTGGAATCCTTGTTGGCGAAGTCGATAAATCGACCAGCCGCGCTTCCGTTCAGTGTGACTTGCAGGGAAGCTCCTGCCTCACCATCAATGCCTCCTACAACCCAGTGGTTTCCCTTGGATTTCCCGTTAGGGAGAAGGTGGAGGCAAAGCTCCTCCATGCGTCCAAGTAGCAGTTGATTGATGCTGGCGGAATCGGATTCGTGCATATGTCCTCTCGTGGTGTTGTTGTATCGCTGAAAAAAGGATGGAGGGACCGCGCTTAGCTAAGATACGCGATAGACGGGAAAGACTTGGGCCGCAGCCCCGTAGGTGAACAAAGAAACCCACGCCTAGCGTTCCGCCTGTCCTATGACCCCTCCAAAGAACCGACCCAACACGATGCTTGAGGTTCTTCCTGACTTTCAATTTCGGAGAACGCATCCGGGGTCGCTAGGAAACAGAAGACAGAAATATCCACCTTATGCAAGTCGCAAAAACCATGGCGAGAGTTAAAGTCATAACCCTTTCTGAGCAAGAACGTTCTTTGCGACAATGCCGCGCTCTCTGCGGTCTTGGCCCAATCGAACGGCTTGTTGTGCGGGCATCCTTTGCAGGTTGCCATGCGGTCGGTGGCCTCCTTGATGGTGACGGTGGCTTTTGGCGGCACCCTCCACGTCCTGCCGACCCAGCGAGCCCATTGCTGGAAATTGCTGTCGGTTGGCGGCTCAACCTCGCTGTAATCAGCACGTACCATATTTGGCCACTTCTCAAGGTAGTATTGAAGAATCTCCTGTTCTGGGTCTCCCATGAGGAGAAGATTGGTTATGCGAAAGTCCACGACCTTCTCGATTAGGCCGGGGAATGTCTCGTCGGTAAATGTCGTTCCGTGGCACGCGAATTGATGGCCTCCGAGTGGCAGAACTTGTTGGTCGCTATTGATCTTAAGCATTATTGTTCCATGTATTCGTTCTCGCTGGTTTCAGCGTCTATTGAATCGTCGGCTTCTACCACCACGGGGTTTTTGTAGGGTTGCTCAAATTTGATCTCGCCTTCGACTGAGGTGTTGCGCGACTGTTGCTCAACCAATCCGGGAAGCACATCACCGTTCTGGCGAACAAGTAGCGTTAGCATGATTAGGGCATCAGCGCTGTCTGGCGAGGCCCCTCCGTTACGGGACTTGTATTGCTCCTTGGCCTCTACCTTGATCTTCCCGTTTTTTGATGTTCCGTAACGCCGAGAGGTAAGCTCGGTGTTAATGGGGTTGGTTGGAATGATGGGGTTAATCAGGATGGCGCAGCAACGCGGGTCCAGCCATCGCCTGAAAGTCCACCACATCTCGGACATGATGCCTTCGCATTGCGAGTCAGCTCCGTCCAAGTCTTCGCTTACGATCTTCTGCGCGGTTGACTTCTCGTTCCACGACACGCCGCGACTTGCTCCCCATACTTTGTTCAGGTGGGAGTGGACGCCTAGACCGATAGATGTCTTGTCGATGATTAGGTTCTCCGGCTTGATGTTCATCATCCTTGCTCGGGCAATGATCTCTTCCGACATCTTTGTAGTGTCGTCATGCTTGCTCATTGGCAAGATTTGGTCGATCTGTAGGACGTAGCGCGGTTTGTCTTGCGATAGGTTGACGCGATCCTTGAACGTCGTGAACTTACCCATGTGGTCCCGCCAGCCCGACGCCCTGCCCCAGCGAGCAATCGCCATCTGTGCGCTATCCTTGCCCATGAAGGCCAAGTCAACCGAGCCCATCACTACTGGATTGTCGATAAAAGTGCATTCGCCGCGAGCCTCCTGAGGCCAAGCGGGAGGGATGAGGGTATTGATCGAACCCTTCATGGGTGGCCAACCACGCGCAAAGCACGAGTAGTTGGCTGACGAGTCACCACCCGCTTTCAGGTAGGACATGAACCCCTCGTAGGTTTGCAGTCCCTCGTAAATCTTCTTTTTCTGGATTACGTTCTCGGACTTAGCTGCGTCCAGTCGGCATACCAACCAGTCGGCGCGGCTAGTCCAGTCGTAGAGCGTGTCCATCTCCTCCGCGACCCAGCCTTGCTCGGGTTCTGCCATCTGGACCACTAACTGGGAGGTTGACTCAGGATTGAAGGCTACGACAATCTTGATGAGTTCCGATCCGGTCTTGGAGGCAACGAGCGAGTTGAAGTCCTTGAATGGACCTCCCGGCCAGTTCTGCCCCTCGTCACCTAGCACGCGAAGTCGGGACATGACGCCGAACTTGGGGTGGCGCTTAGTGCGTACAGGCTTAGCTTTGTAGCCCTTGAATTGCCCGGACGTTTCCTGGGATTGCTTGAACGCGATACCCGAGATACCGAACTCGTAACCGGCTTCCTTTACACCCATCCAAAGGTCAGAGTCGCGGACCTGA